GCATTCTGTGCGACCTGGCTTTTATCAACAACAACCTGGATAACGGCATCTTAGCCCTGTTTGACAGCCATATCGCTTCGGCCTCATCGACGATCCAGACGAACTTCAAGGGCGTGTACTGCGACAAAGGTTCCTATATCTATGTCGAAGGCAGCACGATTTCTAGCAACACCAGCGGCAATTACAACATTTCCGAAGACACGCTTTCGGTAAATGGCTCATTTATTGAGACAGGTGCATCGCAAGGCTTCCCAATTCATGGTTCACCAGTTCCCGGTGGGCGATTGACTTTGGAAAGCAACGTCGCTGTCTCAACCACCGACCAAGCTTCCGCTTCGACCATTTACTACAAAGCCTTTCAGCACGGTCATATCTGGCTAAACAACGGCTCAGAATGGTTGCGGCGAACTTTGCCTAGCGGGCAAATCTCCGCAGCGTGCCCCACAGCTTCCGGCTCAAACAAGCCTTATGACGTTTTCATTTATGATGATAACGGCACACCGACCTTAGAGTTCCTGGCGTGGACGAATAACACGACACGCGCAACTGGCCTCCTTAATACTAGCTCTCCCTACTTGTGGACAAAGAGTGGTGACACCACTCGGCTCTACGTCGGGACGATCTATGTAACTACTAGCGGTAATACAAACGACACACTGCGCAGTCGCCACGTGTGGAATATGTTTAACCGCGTAGTACGCGATATGTTTTGGATCGGCCCTCAAGCAAGTTACACATACAGTGCGAACAATGTTGCACGCTATGTGAATGGTGGCACAGCACCATCGCTTTCAATAGTTGTTGGACTCTCTGAGGACATCTACCAAGCTGAGGCTAGAGTCTCGGCCTCGAAGTCTGTTGGAGCAAATGGCACTGCCGTTGATATGGGCATCGCTCGCGATGCAACCAACACAACGTTCGCCGTTGGTTGCCAGGCCGGAGTGATTCGTTCCACCACCGCCACTGATCTTGACGTTAGAACGCTGCAAACCACGTTCAGTGAAATCGCCCCTATCGGCTACCACGAATACAACTGGACTGAGCGTACTGGTACGAACGCAGTGACTCTCAATGTCGTCGGCACGAATGCCAATGAATGCGGCATGTTCGGTTGGTTCCCAATGTAGGTGACAGATGAGAGACATTCTCGATTTGCATATCGCGTTACGAGACGCGGGGCTTGATATTTCCGGCGTCAGCGATCCAGGGCCAAAAGCCTACATCAATGGATGGAATACATCGCCTACAGAAGCTGATCTGGATGTGGCCACAACGCTTCTGAGAGAGTTCGATTGGTCTGATCCGCCGCCTCCATCAACTGCTGAGCAGATTCGAGAGACGGTTCAGAAGCTGACTCCCCACGAGAAGCAACAACTACTTGATGAGTTCTTGGTGGATCGTCTTCGAGAGAAACCGAAACTGTTGGAGCGGCTATGAGTCTCATCTATGTTAGTAGCCGTGGAGTGGCCGGTTCCCAAGGCATCCAAGGCGATCCAGGGCCGGGCGTAATCAACTGGCTAGGCGAGTGGTCCGATGCCACTGCCTACGAAGAGAACGATGCGGTCACCTGGCTCGGTACGAGTTATATCTGCATTGTCGCTCACACCGATCAAGAGCCACCGAATCCCACCTACTGGGATGTACTCGCTTCCAAAGGCGACGAAGGTGACACAGGTGACCAAGGTGATGCGGGCCTCAGCATTGAGTGGCAAGGCAATTGGGATAGTGGTCAACCATACGTGGTGAATGATGCCGTCACACTCGACGGCACCAGCTACATCTGCACGATTAGCCACACGAATCAATCGCCGCCCAACGCTGGCTTTTGGAACGTGCTCGCCGCGAAAGGTAGTACAGGTCTCACTGGAAACACCGGCCTCACGGGTCCGATTGGAATCACCTGGCGAGGCGCGTGGAACTCAATCACGAGTTATGCCCTCAATGACGCAGTGACTTCTGGTGGCAGTGCCTACATCTGCATTCAAGCTCACAGCAATCATCAACCGCCCAATGTCATCTACTGGGACTTTGTAGCCTCGAAGGGCGACACAGGTTCCACAGGGTTGACTGGCAACACTGGCAACACTGGTGCTGCCGGTGATGGCTTCACTTGGGAGGGTGAATGGAGTGGTGCGGAGACTTATCAGGTCCGCGATGTCGTTCAGTTCGACGGATCGAGCTACAACTGCATCCTCGGACACACCAATCAAACGCCACCGAATCCCACCTACTGGGAATTGATGGCGTCTAAGGGTGACACTGGCACTTTTGACACAGACCCACTCACAGGCGCTGAGACCGGCACGGACGTAACCGCACAAACGGTGTCCACTCATCGGCGACCTGAGACGATCCAATCGACGCACACGTTCACTAACCAAAGCGTCACGATCACGGATCACACGACGGATGGCGGCCACGGCGGTGTGAAAATCTTCGAGTACCCCGAAGGCCATTTCGTGGTCGTTGGTGCTGTCGGCAATCTCACGATTGCTCGCGTCGGCACGAACCTGACAGCAACTGCTGCTCTGGTGTTCTCACTCGGTACGACGGTCGCTGGTATCGACAACGATACGCTCACCGGAACCGAAGCTGACATCATTCCGTCAACAGCCGCCACGCTGAGTGGTGGAACAGTCACGGTCAACTTTCAGAAGTCAGCCTTGCAATTCATCGACGGCACCGCCGGAGCGGCCGACGCCTACTTCAACGTGGTGTCTCCCGATGCTGGCATTTCTGGCAATGATGCTGTGCTCGTCAATGGCACTGTCATCCTCACCTTGATTCGCTTGGGTGACAACTAATGGCCATCAACTTCGACTACTACGGCTCGCTCAGCGAAGCCAATGAATACTTTGACATGCGTCTCCACGAGAGCGCATGGTATGGGGCGACTCTCACGACTCGTCCCAAGGCACTGTGGGCCGCGACCAGAATCATCGACACCTTGAACTACAAAGGGTTCAAGAGCACTGTCTATGACTTGCTGGTTGCAAACAGCCTCACAGACTTGCCACGCGATCTCAGTGACACGAGCACTCCAACATTGGACGAAGTTCTGGCTGCTGAGGCTGCGCAGGTGCTGGAGTTTCCGCGAGGCTTGGATTCAACAGTGCCAGAGGCGATTCGCATCGCCCAGTATGAGATCGCTCACACGCTCCTCGATGGCAAAGACCCAGAGTTGGAGCTTGAGAACCTTGGCATTATCAGTCAAGGCTATGCGTCAGTTCGCACAACCTTTAGCAGAACGCACGTGCCCGTTGAACATATCGTCAACGGCGTGCCTAGCTCTACGGCCTGGCGACTTCTAGTCCCGTTTCTTCGGGATGACGACGCGATTCGCGTTAGCCGGGTGTCGTAACACCAGGCTTCTAGGGCTACGGCCCATCCTTACCGGCTGGCAGAACCCGTGCCAGACCTACCGGGTCCAAATTCGGGGTGCAAGGAAATGTTGGTCATGTTCGTGAATGATTGGTACAAGCTGTGCGCGCTCGTTGCCTGCTATGACGGCGAAAACGAGGAGATTCCTGATCCGCCTGTCGCTCCCAAAGAAGAGGAGATGAAGGCACCGGAAGGATTCACTGCCGAGCAGCAAAAGAAATTCAATGATGCCGTCGCGGCCGAGCGCCGCAAGCAAGAGACGAAGTGGCGAAGTCAGCTAGAGAAGGCTGAGGCCACTTACAAAGAGATGCTCGCGAAGACGGAAGGTCTCAGCGCCAAAGAGCGTGCGACCATCCAAGAGAATCTCGATACGGTCTCTGGACAACTCCGCAGCAAAGAGCATCAAGCTCAACTGGAGAAGAAGGAGTTGGAAGCTTCCTACCAAGGGAAGCTCACAGAAGCTCAACGTCGCGCCGAGATCGCTGAACAGCGTTATCGCGATTCGACCATCATGCGTGCGCTACAAGACGCCGCAGTTGAGCACGAGGCGTATAGCGCCTCACAGGTCGTCACGCTTCTCCGTGAGAAGACCAAGCTCGTCGAGACGCTCGACGAGAAGACCAACAAACCCAACGGACAGTTCAAGGTCGTCGTCGAGTTTCCTGACAAAGACAACACGACTGGCCAAGAGGTAATGACCACCAAGACGCCGGCAGAGGCAGTGAAGCGGATGACAGAGGTTGCTGAGTTCCAAAACCTCTTCCGCAAGAACGTCGTGTCTGGTGTTGGTGGCAACTCGGCTATCGGTGGCCTTACACCGGGTTCAAACGGGCGTATTGATGCGGCGAAGCTAACGCCGGAGCAATACCAAAAGGTGCGAGCAGAGAACCCTGAACTGCTCGGTCTGCGGCCTACTACTAAGCGCCGCCGTTAAAGCGATCAGGGGTCGAATTTCCCGAAACAAAGAAACGTCCCTTTTGGAGACAAACATGAACCTGTGGTATCTCTCTGTGGCCGCTGTGGCGTGCTACGCAAATGACAATGATGCTTTCGTGCCCGAATTGTGGGCGAACGAGGGGTTGGCCATTCTCGAAGAGAATATGGTCGCCGCGAATCTCGTTCACCGCGATTTCGAGCCGGAGATTCGCAACTTCGGCGATGTGGTCAACACCCGCCGGCCAGGCACCTTCGGCATTCGCCGGAAGGTTGACGGAGACACACTGAGCCAGCAAGACGCGAACGCGACGAACGTCCGTGTGCCTCTGGATCAGTGGTTCTACAACTCGTTCACGATCAAGGATGGCGAGGCTTCGCTGAGCTTCCAAGACCTCGTGGACATCTATCTGCTCCCCGGCATGCAGACCATTGCCCGCTCGGTTGACCGCGCGGTGCTCGGTCGCATCCATGCCTTCTTCAACACTCCGACCAAGCGAGCCGGCAAGCTCGGTGGCTTGGATTCCACGACCGCCAAGGATTACACCTTGGAGGCTCGCCAGATTCTCAACGAGAACCTGGCCCCTCTCGACGGACGCCGGAGCCTTGTGCTCTCGCCCGCGAGCGAGACCGGAATGCTCAAGAACGAACTCTTCATCCGCGCCAACGAGCGTGGTGATGGTGGGTCGGCTCTTGAGAATGCGACCCTCGGTCGTATCCTCGGCTTCAACACGTTCCTTGACCAGAACGTGAACAACATCTCGACTGGTGCCGAGACTATCGCTGGCACGATCACCAACGCCCTCGCGGCTGGTGGATCGGGCAGCCAAGCTTGCACCGTCACCGCGTATGAGGTCAATGTTGGCGAGTTCGCGACGGTGGCTGGCAACATGCAGCCCACCTACGTGACCGCCCGCACGGCTTCGACCAACACCACTGCCGTCACCTTCAATGAGGCCAACAAGTACGCCACGCTCGCTTCGGCGGTCCTGACTGTGTACAAGGCTTGCGATGTCAACGGCGCTTACGCCGCTGGCTACAGCAAGGGCATCATCCTGGATGGCTGGAACACCGATCAGCCCCCGCAGGCTGGTCAGTTGGTTGCGTTCAACACCGGCAGCAACCGCCGGACCTACACCGTCATCAACAGCGAGCTTACCGCCGCTGGTGAGCAGACTGTGTACCTGGATCGGCCGCTCGAAGTCGCCCTGGCGAACAACGACCTGGCCTTCCCCGGTCCCTACGGTAGCTTCAACTGGGCGCTGCACCGCGAGGCCATTGCCCTCGTGAGCCGTCCGTTGGCCATGCCGAACAACCGCATGGGCGTGATGAGCCAAGTTGGTGTCCACAACGACATCAGCATGCGCGTCAGCATGCAGTACGACATCAGCGCCGGTGGCACCATCGTCAATCTCGACCTGCTCTGCGGTGTCGCGGTTCTCGATAGCCGTCTGTGCGTGCCGCTGCTTGGTTAATCCAAGGCAGTAGCCTTCATCGGGCTGCCCGGTCCAACCGGGCCGGGCAGCCTTTCTTTTTATCTCCGAGGGGAACATGCCCACGATTCTAGCAGTGGGTGAGTTTGGAGATGCGGTCGCACTGGTGAAACAGTTTGGCCCCTTCTTTCTCGCCGTAGTTTTCTTTCTGTGGCGGGACTGGCAGCGTGAAAACCGCCTCTCCAAACGCATCGACGAGCTAGAAGACGAGCATCGTCAAGTGCTTCTACCACTTGTCAAAGAGTCTTCGGCTTGCATCGCAACCAACACGCACGTGTTGGAACGCATCGAGAAATACCTTGACCGTTTGTAGGAACATTGCATGCAACCGCCTATCAACAGAAATCTCAACCAGCGGATTCGCATGGCGCTCTACGCTCTCAAGCGGGACTACGGAGCACCAATCGACATCTACAAGCTGGTCAGCAGTTCAACCGACGTGCGGACAGGGGTGAAGTCAGTCACCAAAACTGTCACTCATGTGCGTCGGGCAATTGTAGTCCCATCAAGAATTGATCGTATCGCTCAGCAAACGATCTCCCTTATCTCAGCGAACAAACAGTTCGTTACCGGCGGCACTTGGGACGCGAGTCAGCGCGAATTCATCATCGACCGCCGAGACGTGCCAGTTCTTCCAGAACTCACTGCGGATGATTGGATTGTTTACAACAGCCGCAAGTATCAGGTCCGACAGATTGAAGCATTCGAGGTTGACGCCGGGTGGGTGATTGTCGCCCGCGAATTGGTAGGCGAAGTCCCCGAACAAATCTTTGATCTCTCAGCGGAATCACATCTTTCACTTACAGATGCCGCCGAGCTAACGGCATAGGAGCAACCATGCCGGCGAACCCTAACTGGGCACGATGGATTTTCGCTTCCGTGGCAGACACGCTCAAAGCGGTCGCCACCGACATTGACTTGCCGGTGCTCGTAGAGCACTTCGATGAGCGCACAGCCGCCTTCGAGCAAGCCACCGACAAAGTGGAAATCCGCATCACGGGACCGTTCACTCAGGAACTGTCTCACAACTACCACCGCATCTGGGTTGATGCGAACGTGCTTCTCACAAGCCGCTACGACGGCGCGAAGAAGAACCCGTTCAACATCATCAAGTACGCGGGTTTGTTTCACGAGGCTATGGCGGCCCCGATTCCTGTTTGGAATTTCGGGAACGAGCCAGGCGACTACCAGGATGGAAATGTGGATAGCCAGGTATTTCTTGGCTGCCTCGAACCTCGGCCTGGGAAGAACGACAGCATTCGAGTCTTGCACTTCGGACAGATGGACAAGACCGACAAGATCAAACAGACGGCCGTGGATGCACGGTATGTCATCTACCTCAACGAATAATAGCAGGAGATACGAATGGCTCGTATTGAATTGCGAGACGCCGTTATCAAGATCAAAGACGGTCTTGCTGGAACGGCGCTCATCAACGAGAGCATGGCGATGTCGGGCGATACTGACCTGACCATCGACACTGTTTCTCTCAACACCACGGATACCGATCTGGTTCCCGTTGGTGCGCGTTTCACTGTGCAAGGCGAGACCGCGAGCACGACTGTTCACACTGTTACCCAACGCACGGGTAACCCGGTGACGAACATTGTCTTCACGCCCGCTCTCACCGCCGGCACCTATAGCAACAACAACGTCCTCACGTTCACCAGCCAAGAAGTCGAGATCAAAGTCGGCGATGGCGATGTGACCTACACGGAATCGAACGAGTACAACTACGATCTTGATCGTGGTGATCTTGACACCGTGCGCGAGGGCAACCAAGTCCCGATGGATGTGTCGTTCGACATTGTGTACGAACACATCACCACGGGCACGAATGAGACCATCTCTCCAATGGATGCTCTCAAGCGGAAGGGTGGGGCCACTGAATGGGTCTCCAGTGCGAGCGATCTCTGCGAGCCTTACGCCGTGGATGTCGAAGTCACGCACGCTTCGCCTTGCGGCACTTCGCAAGACGAGACCACGACCTTCCCCGACTTCCGTAGCGAGTCGCGCGAGATCAGTTTCGCCGATTCGGTCATCTCTGTCTCTGGCCGCTGCAATGCCGTCGAACCCATCGTGGCCCGCAGCTAAGGAGATATAAATGGCACGGATTGAGCTTCGAGACGCCATCGTGCGTTTCAAGGATGGTTTTGGAGGGAGCGGCCTAGTCGATGACACGGCAATTGCTGGCGGCAACGACAGCTTGTCCATCGACACGCTCACCGGCCTAACCAACAGTGTGACGCTGGTCCCTGTCGGGGCACGCTTCACAATCAACACGGTTGCGGACACGGTGTTCACCGTGACCGAATCAACTGCGAACGAGATTCAGCGGCTGACGATTGACGCTACTAGCGGCAACTTCACCCTAGACTTCGACGGCGAAGAGACCGCCAACATCTTGTTCAACGCGAATGCTGCCGCGATCCAAGCAGCGCTGGTTGCTCTGTCCAACATTGGACCGAGCGACGTGGTTGTCACCCTTGTGAGTGGCAGCATCTTCGACATCGAGTTCACTGGAGTCTATGAAGGACTCGACGTGGCCTTGATTATTGCAACGGACGTGGACCTTTCCGGCGGTGGCGACACCGTGGGCGTGGTTCTCCGCGAGCCGGCTGCCAGCACGAACTACATCGAGTTCACCCCTGTCTTGGACGGCGGCGATCTGCCGGCGAACAACGACACGATCACGTTCCTGCCTCAGCAGATCGAAATCAAGGTGGGCGATGGCGATGTGACCTACACGGAATCAAACGAGTACAACTACGATCTTGATCGTGGCGATCTCGATACCGTCCGTGAAGGCAACCAAGTGCCGATGGATGTCGCGCTCGACATTGTGTACGAGCACATCACGACTGGCACCAGTGAAACCGTTTCGCCGATGGACGCCTTGAAGAAGAAGGGCGGAGCGTCGGGATGGTTTAGCTCAGCTTCGGATCAATGCGAACCCTACGCCATTGATGTTGAGATTGAGCATGCGTCTCCCTGCGGAACTTCGCAGGACGAGATTACGGTGTTCCCAGACTTCCGCAGTGAGTCCCGTGAAGTCAGCTTCTCGGATGCGGTGATCTCTGTCTCTGGTCGCTGCAATGCGGTCGAGCCGATTGTGACTCGCGTCTAAACAGTTCTCAGTCAGTTCATAGCCGGGCTGACGCTCTGCGCCAGCCCGGCTTCTCTTAACTATGCGAGGGAGAAATCGCAATGAAGATTGGTGGAGTTGATCCGAAGACTTTGACCCCGGAGTACACGCTTGTTCTTCCGCGTGGCGAGTCTGTCATCGTATTCAAAGCTCGTGGTCTGAAAGATTACGACGAGTTCAACAAGCTGTGCCCTGAGCCGTCCGTGCCCCGGAAGCTCACGAAGGACGGCTACGTTGATGACCTCAAGAACACAAACTACACGATTGATCGTGCCAGCTACGAGAAGCGACGGCTGGCTTACATGATCGTCAAGTCACTGGAACCATCGGCCATCGAGTGGGAGACAGTGAACATCGACGTTCCCGGAACGTGGGCAAATTGGGAAGTCGATCTCAAGAACTCGGAATTCTCGCAAGTCGAGATGAACCGAGTTGTCGGCCTGGTCCTCGAAGCGAACTGCCTTGACGAACTCAAGCTCAAGCAGGCCCGCGATGTTTTTCTACGTGGTCCTCAGCCGGGGTCGGCCGCATCAAGTGGCCAGACTACCGAACCGGAGAATACGCCGTCTGGCGTGCCTGCGTAAGGCTAGGCATTCTCCCGCCCAACGTGAATCCACGTTGGGACGAAAACGGCCCAATGACTCAGGCCATGATCGTCGCCTTCGATCAGATCACGACGAACGACGAAATGGAGCATGAGGCTCGAATGCTTGGGGCAGGGAAGCCCTCGGCCAAGAAAGCATAAGGGCTGTGGACCATGAAATTCACGGGCAAGTTCAAAGCACCGCGACTGGCGCTCAAGCAATACCAAAAGCGCCTTGCTCAACAACTCAACACAGCCATCGCGGAAGCGACGGCTGAATGGTTGGGCGCAGTAGTAGATCGGGTGCCGGTGTGGAGTGGTGCATCACGCGCTACGTTCCTGCCGCTAGCCCGCGCAATCGACTACTCGTTGACCATTCAACCCTCCGTATTCGCAGGGCGGAATCGAGTCAACCTCGGCTTGTCACGATCAGACGGCGTAGTCGTATCTGATCCTGCCGCCGGCAAGTTCTTCATGCACTACGAGACGAGCTTACCGCATCTGATCTGGAACGAGTTTCACAACGCAAACATCGACCCCGATCCTACTAAGTTCCGCGACGTGGACCTTATTGACCCAGGCCCTTACGAGTTTCAAAAGCTCGGCCAGGAAGCCTTCGAGCGTTACGCGGCAGGCGTCTCTCTGCCTGATCCGTATCTTTCTCTTCGCGTCAGAACAATCCGGGTGAAGTAGATGGCTGATATTACCCAGACACTCGGCTTTGACGCCGGGCAGGCTCTGGCTGCGCTCCAGCAGCTAGACGGCAGCCTTGCCACGTTCGAGGCACGGCTGCAAAGCACGGCGACTGCTCTCAATACCTTCAAGACAGGTGGGCGTGGCATCGCTGGTGGCTTCACGAGAATTGGTAACGCCGCTGGTACAGCAACCACGGCACTCAATTCATTCCATCAAGCTGCTGCGGCAGCAAACCAAGCGGCGGTCCCGCAGACACCCGCTAACATCCAGGCGCTCATCCAAACTCTCACTCAGGTTCAAAGCAGCCTGAACGGACTGGTTGGATCGGCTAACAAAGCACAAGCCGCGATCAACAAGCTCGCGACAAGCTCTGGACAGAATCTGAAAGCAGCCCAAGGGGCGGCCTCCAAACTGGTAGTCACCTTCGGCACGCTGGCACGAGTCGTACAGACTCAGTTGATTGTGCGTGCCCTCTCGACCCTGCGCAGCGGACTAGAAGATTCAGTCGGCCAGGCAATTAAGTTCGAGACGCAACTAGCTCAGATTCAAACGATTGGCGGGCAGACAGTTGGCAGCTTGGGCGCAATCGGCGCACAAGTCCGAGCACTCAGCGAAGAGTTCGCTCAGCCGATTGAAGATGTAGCCCAAGGCTTCTATGACATCTTGTCGAATCAGATCGGCAACGCCGCTGATTCGGCCCTGGTGCTCCGTGAGTCCTTGCTGCTCTCCAAGGTCGCTGTGTCGAGCACGGCCGATGCCGCGAATGCTCTGTCGAGCATCATCAACAGCTACAACCTGAACGCCTCCGACGCTGCCGACATTAGCGGCAAGCTGTTCGCTGCGGTGGATGTCGGGCGATTCGTGCTTAGCGACATCGCGAACACCATCGGTCGAGTGACAACGCTCGGTGCTGAGATGGGCGTCACGCTGGACGAAGTGCTCGCCTCTCTCTCGACGTTGACGATCAACGGTGTCAAGGCTGACGAAGCCATGACGCTCTTGTCGAATGCGATGCGTGGTCTGCTCAAGCCGACAAAGGCTATGCAGGCGGCGTTCGCCGAACTCAACGTCGATAGCGCCGAGATCGGTATTGCCACCTTCGGCTTCCAAGGCTTCCTAGAGAAGTTGCGGGAGACGACGAATGGCACCGCCTCGGAGATCACCCAACTCACTGAGAACATCCGCGTGGGTCGCGGAGTGTTCGGCTTGACCGGAAAGGCCGCCGAACAATACCAGAAGGCCCTCGAAGAGATCAGAAAGAGCGGCGCGCAAAACGCTCGCGAGAAGTCGGCTCTGATCCTGGAGACCAATGCTCAGCAAGTCCAGAAGGAATTTACCGAGCTTCGCAACCTGTTGGTTGTGGACTTCGGTCAGAAGGCTCTGCCTGTCATCAAAGAACTCTTCGACGCCTTCGGTGTCGAAGGGAAGACTGGAATCCTGGCGGTCACTGACTCCCTATTGTTCTTCCTTAGCTCACTTGCAAAGGCACAGAAGGAAGCCTCCGAGTTTTGGGGTCCGATCATCACGGGGGCCTTGCGGTTTTCAGACATCATCACACTTGGAATCATTCCAGGTCTCGGTGAGTTGAACGACGCGCTCACTGGCAACGCACTGAGCGTTGACCAAATCCGGCGCAAGCAGGAAGTGCAGTTCAATGAGTTCAGCAAGAACGTCGATCAAGAGGCCGCGCTGCTCTTGATCGCTGAGAAGAAGAAACAAACCTCTCGGCAAGAAACGATTGACATTGCGTTCAAGTCACAACTTGAACTCGCTGCTCAAGTCGATGCGATCTACAAGAAGGATCGCGACAGTGCCGTTGCTGCCCAGAAGCAAATCACGGATCGCATCAAGGGCCAATTGAAAGAGCGGCTCTCGTTGATCGAGAAGGTCATCAACGAGCTTGAGAAGAAGCAGCAAGACTCGCAGCGAATCGTTGATAAGAATCGCAAAGAGAGTGCTGACCTCTTCCTCAAGGGCGAAGAGAAGTTCTTTGACCGACGCATTCGGTTTTTCAGCGAAGAGCAAAAAGCTGTTCTCGATATTCAGCGGTCACAGGAACTGAGTCGCCGAGCGTCCGACCTTGCGAACAAGCAGGACTTCGAGGGCGCAGACGAGCTTCTCCAGAACGCAGACGCCCGCGCCAATGCGGCCTTGGAACTCGCAGACAACCGGCTCAAGGAAGCGAAGAGTTCCCAAGAGCAGTTCGACGCCCAACAGCAAATCCTGTCAGCAGAGAACGAGGTCAAGAGGGTTCTACAAGAACGCCTCAATCTGCGAGCACAAGAGAACAAGCTGGCAGAGGAACAAGCGGCTGCGGCTCAGAAGGAAATCGTTGCCCGTCGCGAACAGTTGAAAGACGCGAAGGAACTGATCGGTCAGATCACCAAGTTCCAAGTGCTCGCCAAGGATGAAGGCAAGAGCATTGGTGATCGAGAGACCGCGAAGAAAGCAATCGAGCCACTCGCAAAGCAGCTTGAAAGCGTCTTGAGTCGCGGCGATCTGAGCATCGAGCAATTTCTAGGCATCCAGGACTTCACAAAGAAGATTCGCGGTGACTTTGAAAGCGCACTCGATGGTCGGCCTGTCAGTTTGAACTTTGCCTTCCAAGAAGGCATCAACGACATCTTCAACAAGCTGAACGGACATCGCGTCGAGATCACTGGACTTATCAACAAGCTCGAACTGTCGAGCGAAGCGAAGTTCAGCGAAGTGACCGGAGCGAAGGAGATTCGCAAGGCATTAGTCGATAAGAAAAACGAACTCGGCAAAGCCATCAACGATCTCTCCGGCATCCCGCAGAGCGAAGCGAATCTCAAGAAGACTCGCGAGCGGGCTGGCAAACTAGCTTTAGACCCCTCGCTGGAAAATGCCAATAAGTTTCTCAGGGGCGATCTGACTGATGTTCAGGCTGAGGCCGAGAAGGCAATTCAAGGCCAGGCGAACATCCTCGAAGTCCTGATCGACCACTTCCTGACGGCTCGGAAAGAGATGCAGGCGGAGGCTCAAACCCTCACGGGCGAAGAGAATCAGGTCAAGCGCGATACGCTTGTCACAGGTGCCGAAACTCTGTTCACGCTAGTCGGCACTCTCAAAGAGTTGCAAGACGGCGCGATCAAGCTCCAGGCTCTCAAGAACTCGGAATCCAGTGTCACCGACGCTATCAACCAGAATCAGGCGGTTGGCCTCGGTGCTGAGTTTGATAAGACGAAGCTTGCGGAATCACAGCAAGCGGCCATCGACAAAGCGAAAGAACTCAATGTGCAGACGGCGGGTGTTGGCACGGCTGCCATCGCCGGCGCTGCTGCGGCGGCTCAGCCGCTTGACGGTTTGAAGGGCAAGCTGGACGCTGCGGCAACTTCTGCTGCTCGACTGAAAGCGATCCTGAATGACATCAACGCTCCCGACATTGAAGAACCCGATTTCGAGTTCGACATGCGGGGTGGAGTGATTCGTGGATTCAATCGTGGTGGTCGGATCAACAGTCGCTACTTCGCCAAGGGCGGACTCGCTCGTGGCACCGACACAATTCCAACGATGCTTGGCTCTGGCGAAACAGTCGTCGATGCCAAGAACAGTTCTCGCTTCTTCTCTCAACTCCAAGCAATTCGTGCTGGTGTGACGCCCAACTTCGACCGAAGTCCAGGCGTGACCCATCACAACACCACTGTGGGTGACATCATCATCCAGGGCGCTCAGCAACCTAACAAGGTTGCACGAGAAGTCATGTCTGCGATCAAGCGTGAGCAACGTCGCAACACGAGCCGCCTGTAACTGAGTGGCCGCAACGTGTGGCCCTCTTCTTTTGCCGCCGGCTCAGGCGGTCGCGCATTCATCTCTTTGGGGAGACCCTATGGCTGACGTTAAGACTCATATTCCACTCCGAGGTAAATTCCGCGTCGAGCACTGGCGTGAAGGCAAGTTGCTCCGCGTGCATGAATTTCCCAACGGCATCACAACCGAAGGCAAGAACCGCTTGCTCGATGTGATGTTCCACGGCACCACTGCCCACGGCACGTGGTATCTGGGACTCATCGACAACGCGAGCTTTACCGCGTTGGCCGCTGCTGACAACTACGACAACATCAACCAGGCCGGCAACGGTTGGGATGAGTTCGATGACTACACTGACGCCAACAACGCCAGTAGCGCGGTCACTCGGCCTACATGGGCTGAGGGTGCTGCGGCGAGTTCTTCGATTACCAACTCCACTGCTGCCATCTACGACATCACCGCGACTGGGACGGTGAAAGGAATCTTCGCTGTAGCAGGCACGAATGCTCAGACGAAGAACGATCACACTGCTGGAACCGCGCACGCCCTCTGGGCCACGGCGTTGTTCAATCAGGGTGACCAAGCCGTGAATAACGGTGACCAACTTCGCGTCACATACACGGTGAGTGCATAACTCCCTCGCCAAGGCCGGGTGTGGGTGCAAGCCCCGCCCGGCCTTGTTTTCTATATGGAGGGTGCAATGAGCGTAAGAGACTTTGACGGCTTCGAGAGCTATGGCACCACTGGTGCTGTCGCCAGTTACTTTGGCAACCGTTATACGTGGTACGACACTCCGGGTGGCGATCAAGTCCCATTCTACAACAACCTGGAAGTTGCCACCGGCAGACTTGCAGGCTTCGGTGTCAAGAATGGTGCAAGTGCGGCAGCCTGCTATTTCCGCTTGCAGAAGTCAGGCCCGTTCGCAGACGGCAATGTCACGGTTGGCTTCGCGTGCAAAATCGGCGGTGAGCATAAGTTCTTCACCCTTATCGAACTGGCACTCGAAGACGACTTTGATTTCGTAGAGGCCGAGAACTTCAATCTCCGCACAGAAGCTGACGGGAACATTTCGGTCTATTTCCAGAACTCATTGCTCGACACGACTACCGGCATTGATCTGGACGACAGCGACTGGCACTACATTGAGTTCAACGCCAAGTGTCATCCCAGTGCTGGTTCATACCAATTGATCGTCGATGGCGTAACTGCATTGTCGGACACGGGTCTCGATAGTCAAGTCTTCCCCGATGCCGGTCACTTCATTGAAGGCCGATACGAGGGAATGGAATGGGGCAATCAGGACGATACCGATCCCGATTATCAGTTCGACGATATGTACATCACGCTGGACGATGCGTCTGGCTTGAATGACGGTGTGCTAGGTCCACGAGTTGTGGAAGCGATCACTCCCAATGCGGACGGTGACACCACTGACTGGACTCCAAGCACGGGAACCGATAACTACGCGCTGGTTGATGAGAATCCGCCAAACGACGACACCGACTACAACGAGGCAGCCGACTCCAGCAACGTCACAGACTTGTACCAATACACGAGTCTTTCAACAATCGTTGGTGCGGTGAATGCGGTGATGATTCTCACCACACTGAAACATGACACAAGCATCGGTTTCTACGACACGCTCTGGAAAGAAAACGGCACACAAGACGATGACAGCGGCCCAAGCATCTCCACTGATTACGAACAGCGCCCGGTACTCGTAGAGCAAAGTCCTGACGGTCCTACGAACTGGACGGTCTCACGAGTAAACGGCGCACAATTCGGGATCAAGGAGGACGGCTAATGTCAGCTATTCGCATTACTCGTCAGATCGTTGAAGTTCTCGGTAAAGACCCGACCTTTCCAACGTTGGTCGATGCCAGCAGTCCGATTAGTCTTACGTCAACCGCCAGCGTCGGTTTCACGAAGTCGATCTCGGCAACCAGTACAATCGCGCTCACGCAAACTGCGTCGGTCAAGGGCACAAAGAATCTTAGTGCATTAAGCGAGGTCACCCGGCAAGAGCTTGATCCTGAGACGCTGGAAATCATTGAAGTCGGCCTCAGCCAGAATGTGGGTCTCGGCCTCACGGTATCCAAGAGCATCGTCGATTCGATCCCGCTAACGCAGGACGCGGACGGCGTTCGCTATGATGCCGACGCAGAGATTCTCACTGCTGACAGCACGATCTCACTGGCTCACTCGTCATTGATCGTTGAAGAGCCGTTGGGAGATTCTGTCATCACGGTGACTGACTCGGCCGACGTGATGGTGGTTAAGCCACTCTACAGCACGTTGGAACTGACGCATGAAGCGTCGGTCAGTGGCACCTGGGCGCGATCTGCGGAGAGCGAGATCGAGCTTACTCAATCGGTTGGCATGGTGTATATCCCCGGCGGCGGGGTCAAGCTGTGCGAATCTGACATCGACCTAGATGGCCCGTACACTGGTGTCACTTCTCCCTTCGCCCTGATCTATCCAGCCACGGGCGGGGCGACTGATACCGTCGAGTTGAAAGCCCCAAATCTTGGCAATCGAGATCGGCTCAGCTTCGACAAGATCAATGAAGAGACAAGAGGCGGCACGTTGATCGTGTTCGCTGATCCCATCTGGCCAAAGGTGCAAACCCTGGCGCTAACCTTCTCTGGCCTCACGTCAGCGGAAGGCCAAGAGCTTCTCCGATTCATGCAAGAGCATCTCGGCGAAGAGATCAGGCTAAGCGACTGGGAGCAACGAGTCTGGCGCGGAATCATCACAACCCCAAACGAACCACTCGTTCAAGACGGGCCAGGATGTCAATTCACCGCCAGCTTTGAATTTGAAGGCGAACTGACAACCCCACCGTAAGCGAGGCGAGCATGTTCACGTTTGAAGCGCCCGCTTCGGGCGTTGTCACAACGGTGTTTCTACCGAACCCGTTGTTCAGCGACACCGAGTCCCTCACGGACACGGTACAAGTCAAGCGTGCAATGGATGGCACGCTCTACAGCTACATCAAGACGAAGAATGGCCGCAGGCGTCTTCAATGGACCTTTCGGACAACGCGGAACAAGGGATTGGAATTCCGCGCCTTCCTCTTGACGTATTTTGCTTCCAAGGTTCGAGCAACGGACCACAACGGCCGCGTGTGGGTGGGCAACTTCACCAACAACCCGTTTGAGTTCGACACGACAAGTCGTGCGGCACCGGCTATCTCGCCGATGCCCAGAGGCGAGACCCAGGAAATCACGATTGAGTTCGAGGGAGTGGAGCAATGAGAGACATTTCGGTGACCTCGTTGGCCGAGATCGCCATGAAGACTGGCACTGAGCCAATCAACATCTTGGCGATCCAGTGGGTGGATGGTGGAAGCCTTGACCAATATGCCGACCGCGATCTCGCAGGCGGGATCAAGGGCAAGATCAAATTCCTTAGCGAGCTAGACGCAGTAATCAATGTGTCTGGTGGCGGGCAATCTCAGGCAATTGAAGTCACTCTCGATGACACCGATGGCTCGATCAAAGCCATCCTCGATGCCAACGACATCCATAAGCGTCCGTGCTATATCTACCAATGGTTCGAGGGCCTGGACCTGACCGAGAAGTTTCTGATCTTCCAGGGTCAGGTGTCTAGCCCGATCACCTGGAACGAATCTGGACGCCAGGTCTCGTTCACCGTGATCTCAAAACTCGAAGACCGTGAAGTCGGCTTCTCGGCCGAGGACGGAGCATTCGAGGCCATCCCGGAAGAGATTGTTGGCCAACCCTGGCCAATGATCTTCGGCACTGCGTTGCATGTACCCGCACTCGCAATCAGTAAGCCACGGGTCGGAACGATCACGAGTGGTGCAGCCATCCGTGACTTCACGATCCCGCTCCAGATCGACGTGCTCGCTTTGCAAAGAGCGAACACGCTTTCGATTGCTTTGATTTTCCGCAACAACGCGGAGCACGCCGAAGAAACCGGCGACCTGGCGGCAAAGACCGACTTCCTGAATCGCAAGGCCCAAGCGGAGACGCGGGCCGGAGAGTTGCTCTTTCAAGCCGGCCAACTCCAGGATGCGCTCGACGAACAAATTCTCCAAGAGACATCGACGCTGACCATCCTCGGTGGCGAAGACTTCCCGCAAGGCACGTCGATCACACTCGACATCAACGGCGGGCTGTTCACTGGTTACTTCTCTGGCGTCAACGGCACGACCTTCCACATCACGGATAGGCAGCACCCAGAGTTCGGCAACATCGAGACGCCGTTTATCGAAGTGTTGTTCGTTACGAAGTCACCATCGACCGGGCCACTTGAACTTGTCGGCTATAGCGAAGAGGTCACTGGCGATAGCGCTGGATTCTTCTTTGCCCAAGCCGGCAGTCGCGTGAAGCTGGCCGGTGCTGAGCCGATTGACCACGTGGTATCCATTGTGCCCGGCGAAATCATCAGCGTACATGCGTACCGCGCCTTTGAAGGCGTTCGACGCCTGGTCACGGTGCCGCCGAACTACTACACGACACGCACGCAAAGCTTCGGTTCAATCAGCGCAGAGATGGTTCGCCTGGTGAAGCCGCTGTCGAACTACGAAGACGAAGGATGGGACGACGACATTTATGTCACGTTCGAGTCCGACGTTGGTCCGAACGTGGTTGACATCCTAGAGTATCTGATCGAGCAGTACACGCCGGAGTTGACAGTTGATGCCACGAGCTTCAACTACGTCAAGACACGCCAGGAAGAATACCCGGCAAACTTCGCTCTGCTCGAACGCAAGAATGTGGTCCAGGTATTAGAAGAGATTGCTCGGCAAGCCCGCTGCGCAATCTGGCTGACGGGAGACACGTTCTACCTTCGCTATTTGTCTGAGGAACCTTCGCCTACCGTGAGCATCGCGGAAAGCGATGTTGTGCCGAAGACAATGGAAGTCTTCCATACCAACACGGAAGACTTGGTGACGAAGTATGTGGCTGAGTGGCGTGAGCACTACGCCGTCGCTGAGCCGAACAAGGTAATCCTCAAGCACAACGTCAAGAAATACGGAACGCAGGAGCTTGTTGAAGACTACTACATCTACAACACGCAAGAGCTTGTCATCAAGAGTGCCACGTTCTGGCTCATTCGGATGGCGAACACTTGGAAGAAGATTCGCTTCTCGACCTACCTGACGAAGCTGCAACTGGAGACACTGGATTCTGTCGATCTCGACTTCACAAACACCTACGTTGCCAACGAGTCTGTCGTTGGAATCATTGAACAAGCCAACTACGATTCCGACAACAACCAGATCGCCTTTGAGATTTGGACGCCGGTAAAAGCCGGCACGATGGTCGCGTATGACTTTGCGTTCCCGGCCGACATCGACCAGACGCTTATCTTCCCGACTATCGAAGAGGAGTTCGCTGGTAATGCTGGTGGCGATGGTCCTGGCAAGGATGCTGACGGTGATCTCGGTAGCGGTACGATTGTGACAATCACTGGCTACCGCGCGAACCAAAGCTACGGCGACAAGAATCCTTCTGACACTGGTGATGTTGCTCCGCCACTCCCACCCATTGTCACCACAGGCGTATTCGATGTCACGAATCCCAACCTGACGAGTCCTGTCTTCCAGAAGAACGCTTCGTACAACCCCGGCGCATCTGCGACTGGTGGGTCAGTCATTGACATCCACACGACGATTATCAATGACTCGCTGACGAACAAGCAAGCCAAGCTCGACACGTTCTTCAAAGAGATCGGCACAGATTTGAAGCTGCACATGGACACCAACGCCGTAATCGACGATGGCACCAATGAAGGAACGTTTGACTTCTTCTATGACTCCGTGAACTCACCCAACAAGTGGGCCGCCGGACGTGCGAAACTCTTAGACGTGTAAGGGAGCGAAGGATGAAGCTGGCGAAGGAGAGCATTGATCGTTTCTTTGACTACGACATTCACGTCGAGAGTCGAACGATCTGGCTAGGTGATGACGAAGATGGCATCACGGAGAAAACATCGGAGCGTCTCGTGAAGGCGCTCCACATGCTGGCCAACGCCGCGCCCGACAGGGAGATCACTATCTTCCTGAATAGTCTGGGCGGCTGTTGGTTCAATGGCATGGCAATCTACGATGCGATTCGGGCCTGCCCATGCCCGATCACTTGCTACATCATCGGCGCTGCGATGTCGATGGGTAGCATCATTGCACAGGCATGCGACCAGCGTCTGATCTATCCGAACGCAACCATGATGGTCCACGACGGGTACGAGACACGGGTCGATGACATCCCACGGACGTTTCAGAACTGGGCGGACTACTCGAAGCACACCCAGAAGAAGATGTACGAAATCTATGCTGAGCGGTCTGGACGGCCAGTGACCTTCTGGCGGAAGAAAGGTTCGGCCGATCCCATCCTGACAGCGGCCGAGGCCCGGGAGCTTGGCCTGGTCGATGCGATCTTCGGAGAGCCAGCATGATTTTTACGCTCGATGATTGGAATGGCCTCATCACTGACATCAATGCCTTGGCCGTTGACCCGCCGGCTGGCTGCTCGGCCGTGGCTACCTTGCCACTAGCCGTTGATCCCCACATCTTCAAGAAGACGGACATTACCAGTGCGCGTGCCACGCTCTTGCAGCTATGCTATGAGAATGCGTTTCCGTCGCCCCTGGTAATCTGGCTTCAAGATAACATCGACGAAATCGAAGCTGCGATTGCCACAGGATGGTGCAACTGCGATTGCGATAATTGTGATGCACTCTATGCGGGCATCTGCGCGATCAGCGATCTCGCGAGTCTGGATCGTGAACGGTTCCCCGACATTAGCTGCACCAATCCTGAGAACGAAGCCGGCGCTCACAAGATCAGCGGTCATAGACACTGGACCGTAACCTGGCACGAAGCTACGGAAGTCACGCGAGTTGAGTTCGCGGACGTGGATTGTGAAGGTACAGGAACGTTCGGAACACTGCCGTTCGATGTGGGGATCGTGGACGACGATAACTCAGGCAGCGATCAGCGGACGAAGATATTCTATACAAACAACGAGGCACGCGCTCGGCTGGTGTATGACGTAGTTACGCGAGCGCTCGCTTCGCCCTGTGCGATTGTGGGCTTTCCTTGGGTGACGCCGTTCTTCGCTGCACCAACAATCGCTTTGGAAAACACCATCTTTCCCACTTTCATTGACCAAGAGTATTTCCACAGAAGCAATAACTGCTTCGGAAGCAATCCGTTTCCGTTCTCAATCTTTGATGCAGTCGATTGCTAAAACGAAAAAGGCCCGCCTGGATTCCAGGCGGGCCTTTTGGCGTTTACAGGATGTCCATCATCAACATTGCCCGGTACACTTCCGTCTCTGCGATGGCATCACAGAGAGCGTCGTGTGGATTCGGGTTGTGGACGTTGAAGCGGTTGCACAGAGCACCGAGGCCAACCTTGGGAAAGAGTGGCGTCAGTCCGGCGAATGCTGCCTTGTCGTTCATGTGAATGGCGGTCAGCATCGCGTCACGAGCATGGCTATGGAATAGCTGCTGCGCGAGATCGACGCCTAGCCAGGCTTCTAGGAACTTGGACTCGAAGGCCCAGTTGTGGGCCAGCGGTACAAGACATTTGCCAAAGGGCAGATCGAGGCTGGCGACCCACGCCGTCAGCAGATCGGCTACCTTGCCCGGCTCTGGAGCGTGGAGAAGTAAATCCTCCATGCTGATGCCGTGAACGAAGCCTGCCTTGTGTTCTTGACGTTCGGGATAGTTGGGCTTGATTGTGGTGTAGAACGGTCGCACGCCTTCCAGCGGGCGAATGTCAGAGTTGA